TATTCCTGCTGCCGTTCTTATTATTGCTAAGTACCAATATCAAATTGCGTTCGTGGCTGACCAAGAAATTAACCTTTTAGCTGCATTAACTGAAATTATGTGTGAGTGTGAATTCAAATGACTGTAAAACTTATTCGCATGTCTTCTGGTGAAGACTTGATTGCTACCTTAAATAAAGAAACTGATACAAACATTGTTATTCAAGATGCTATCGTTGCAGTTCCTACTGGAAGTGGATCTATTGGATTTGTTCCTTGGTCTCCTATTCTGAGTAAGGATCAAAAAGAATTAACAGTAGAAAAAACATTCGTAGTTTATATTGCAGAACCTGACGAAGGCGTTGTAAAGCAGTATGGTATAATGTTTAATAAAATTATAACACCATCTAAAAAATTAATTCAATGATTATTTCTGAACAAGATGCTCAGTGGGCAGCAGATGAATTTATAAAATATTTTTCTCAGATGGGAAATATTGAAGATTATCTGCGTTTTGTGAAGAAAGAAGTAATCAAGAGCACCAACACTCTTGCTCCACTTCATGATGAATTTTTTAATGAAAATATTCATCCGGAAGATATGGAGTTTGATATAAAATTTATTGGCGATAGATTTCAACAAAGTCTTCCTCAAGAGCATTATAATACTCTTTTGAGAGTAGTATCTTCTCACAATAATGAATCTAATATTCCAGGAAGAGAACTTCGTTGGATGGTTTATGAGAAAAATACAGGCAAAGTACTTGGATTCATTCGCTTTGGATCTCCTACTATTAATTCCAAACCAAGAAACGAATGGCTAGGTCAAGTTCCCAATCTTTCTATTTTTAATAGACATGCTGCAATGGGATTTGTGATTGTGCCTTCGCAACCATTTGGATACAACTATCTTGGCGGAAAACTTCTTGCACTTCTTTGTTGTTCTCACTTTGCAAGAGAAACTCTGAATGAAGTATTCGAAAAGGATATAGCACTATTTGAAACTACATCTCTATATGGATCTACAACAGACGCATCTCAGTATGATGGTCTAAAACCTTTTATGAGATATAAAGGACTTACTGAAAGTAAGTTTCTTCCATTACTTCACGATGAGGCATTTCATCGTCTTCATGATAGATTTACTCTACTCAATAACAATACGCCATTAACAGATAATAGAGCTTCATCTAAAAAGATGAAAAGGCAAACAAAAATGATTTCCATCGTTAGAAACTCACTTCAGGACAAAGATAAACTACTTAAATTTAACGAGGTAATTGATGCCGCTTTTGTTTTAACTCAGAAAAAGAGGTTTTATATTTCAGATTATGGATACTCAAATGTTCGGGAAGTTATTTGTGGACAGGAAGATGAACTAATTCGTGGTCCTAACTGGGATAAATTTTATCTTGAAAATATTACTTCTTGGTGGAAAAAGAAAGCGACCAAGAGATATGAAAAACTTAAAGAAGAAGGAAGATTTAGAGATAAAGTAGAACTTTGGACTGATGATGATAACATTCAAATTATACGATGACTTACGAACTTAAAGATTGGTTAAATTCAATTAATTCAAGCAAGGAAAATCTCATGGAAGATTCCTTGGTTGTAAAGGATTATCCTCCATACATTATTAATAAGTGTTTATCTAGTCATATTGATAGCGTTCTTTTTGCAAATGAGATGAATATGCATCATCAACTTGACAAAGATATGCAATATTCTTTTTATCTAAATAGTCTGAGGAAAAGGAAGAGATTTTCTCCCTGGCTCCGTAAGGATAAAATCAAAGACTTAGAATGTATAAAACAATACTATGGATATAGTAATGAAAAGGCATCTCAGGCACTGAAAATCCTAACAAAAGAACAAATAAACTTTATTAAAAAACGACTTGACATTGGAGGATCAAAATGACTACTGCAAATACCACAGTAGAACCTGAAGTTCATTGGTCTCAGGACCAGATGGTTGAGGTAATTCTTAATGAACCAGATGACTTTCTGAAAGTCCGTGAAACTTTGACCCGCATCGGAGTTGCATCTCGCAAGGAGAAAAAACTATATCAATCTTGTCACATTTTACATAAGCAAGGTAGATATTACATCGTTCACTTTAAGGAGTTGTTTGCCCTTGATGGTAAACACGCAAATCTTACTGTTAATGATGTCCAACGCAGAAATAGGATTGCAAGACTTCTTGGAGACTGGGGATTAATTACCGTAGTAAATCAGGATCAAGTTTCTGATATTGCTCCACTAAATCAAATCAAGGTTTTGTCCTATAAGGATAAAGGTGATTGGATTTTGGAACAAAAATACAACATTGGTAAAAAGGGAAAGGGTGTAGAACCCGAATAAATAATTGAGACTCACTTGTAGTCTCATATGAGAGAAGACATTAAAGTCCGTAGAAAAAAGAATATAGAATATATCAAAGGCAAAAAGGAAAATTGTCCTTGTGTCGATTGTGGGTGTTCTTATCCTGGACCAGTAATGGAATATCACCATTTAGATGGAAGGGATAAAGACCCAAACTTTGGTTTGCGTCAGATGAAAACTTGGGGTAGACAAAGGATCGATGAAGAACTAGCAAAATGTATTATTCTCTGTGCTAATTGTCATAGAATGAGACATTTGCCAGATCTTGATCCTGCTAAATATGGTTGAGACCTTCGTGCGGTCTCTACAAAAGTCGGAACACCCTAAAGAGAAGTTCGGTTTTTACCGTTCTTCTCTTTTTTGATTTTTGGTTAAATAGTAATGGATGCCGAAAGGGTCCACACAACACAAACTCGCTTTTAAAGGAGCTACCATAATGACTAATATCGCACGTTATACTGCGGCGGATCTTCCTGCCTTGATGGATAGGATTACCCGTAATAGTATTGGAATGGATGAATATTTTGATCGTTTATTTCACCTCCATGAAACAACTTCTAACTATCCTCCATATAATCTTGTTCAAGTCAGTAATGTAGAATCAAGACTTGAACTTGCACTTGCCGGATTTAAAAAGAAGGAAGTCTATGTCTATACGCAAGATGGAAAACTTTTCGTTGAAGGGCAAAAGGAGGATAAAGAATCCGATATCAACTACGTCCATAAGGGAGTAGCTCAACGTTCTTTCAAGAGAGCGTGGACACTCGCAGATGATACAGAAGTCGCAGATGTATCCTTTGAAGACGGACTCCTCTCTGTCAACTTGAAAAAGATTGTTCCTGATCACCACAAGAGGAAAGATTACCTATAAATAAAAATAAAAAATGAAAACCTTCCAGGAATTTAATAATATCTTAAAGGAAATGAAAGGTGATTTTGGTGCAGATGCAAAACCACCTAAAGCAAAGTGTGGTTGGGCAGGAACAACGAGTTATGCTATGCTTCCTGGAAAGAAGGTGTGTAAGTTCAAAAGAAAGAGATAAATACTTTTGAATATCGTCGGCGCGAGGAGCACCTGGCAAAATCCAGGTTGACTCCTCCTTTTTTTGTGCTAGAATACTAGAGAGGTATGTGATTATTATGTCAGTAAGATTAGCACTCTTGAGATCGGGAGAATATATAATTTCCGACATTAGTGAAATGGTTAAAGATGAAAGAATGATTGGATATATTCTATCAAAACCATGTGTAGTTGAAGTAAAGGATGTTATTCCTATTTCCAGAAGTATCCTTGATCGTTCAAAAGCTTCTCACAAAAAGTTAAGTATTAATTTGTTTCCTTGGATACCATTTTCCTCTGACGAGGACGTGTTAGTTCCAATGGATTGGGTGGTTACTTTTGTATCACCTTTTGACGATCTTATGCAAATTTATCAAAATGATGTATTGAAATATGGACAAGAAACCGATAAAAATTCTAGTACTGATGAACAATCAGATTCTGATCAGTCAGATTGAAGAAATTGGAGCTGATATAGGAGAACCAGATTGTAAACTCTGGGATCCATTTGTTATTACTGTCAACAGTATGTCAGACTCGCAGAAAGTTTTAGAACCTTTTTTGCTTGGTCTAACTAAACAAAATTCTTTTATGATGAGTTCTGATAAGATTCTTACTCTTGCAGAACCAACTCCCACACTTCTTGAAAAATACGAGGACCTTATTAAGGAATGAGTTTGCGATTCTATACAAACGTTCAAATGGTCGGGGATCACTTCTTGGTCCGTGGTTATGAAAATGGTAAACATTTTATGACCCGTGAGAAGTTTTACCCGACTCTTTTTGTTCCAACAAACAAAAAAACAAAATATCAAACTTTGAGCGGAGAACCTGTAGAAGAAATTAAACCAGGAACTGTTAGGGAATGTCGTGAGTTTATTAAAAAGTATGAAAATGTAGAAAACTTTAAAATCTATGGAAATACTGGATACATATATCAATATATTTCGGATACTTATCCTGAGAGTGAAATCAAATTTGACATCAGTAAAATTAAAGTAACCACTCTTGATATTGAGGTTGCGTCTGAAAATGGATTCCCCGATGTTGAGTCTGCATCAGAGGAAATTCTACTCATAACAATTCAAGATTATTCTTCCAAAAAAATTCGTACTTGGGGAATGGGCCCATTTCAGAATAAACAACAAAATGTTGAGTATCGCTCATTCTCATCAGAGTATGATCTTCTAACCAACTTTATTAATTGGTGGATGATTGAGGAAAATACCCCAGAAGTTGTTACTGGGTGGAACATTGAACTTTATGATATTCCATATCTCGTTCGTCGTCTTGATCGGGTTATTGGTGAGAAATTGATGAAGAGAATGTCTCCTTGGGGACTAGTAACTGAGAGTGAGATTTATATTTCAGGAAGAAAACATACTTCATATGATATTGGAGGAGTTACTCAACTTGATTATCTAAATCTTTATAAAAAGTTTACCTATAAGGCACAAGAGTCTTATCGTCTGGATTATATTGCTGAGGTCGAACTTGGGCAAAAGAAACTAGATCACTCAGAGTTTGATACCTTCAAAGACTTCTACACCAAAGGATGGCAGAAGTTTGTGGAGTACAACATTGTTGACGTAGAACTTGTTGACCGAATGGAAGACAAGATGAAACTGATTGAACTTGCTCTGACCATGGCATATGACGCTAAGGTTAATTATGCTGATGTGTTCTCTCAAGTTAGAATGTGGGATACTATTATCTACAACTATCTTAAAAAGAGAGATATTGTTATTCCTCCAAAAGTTCGATCTGAAAAGGAAGAGAAGTATGCTGGTGCCTATGTAAAGGAACCAATTCCTGGTGTGTATGATTGGGTTGTGAGTTTTGACTTGAACTCACTATATCCACACTTGATTATGCAATACAACATTAGTCCAGAAACTCTACTTGAAGATAAACATCCTACAGTAAATGTAGACAAAATTCTCAATAAACAATTAACCTTTGAGATGTATAAAGACTATGCGGTATGTGCCAATGGTGCGATGTACCGTAAAGATGTTCGTGGATTTCTTCCTGAATTGATGGAAAAGATTTACAATGAACGTGTAATCTTTAAGAAGAAGATGCTTGCTGCCGAGCAGGAATATGAGAAGAAAAAGACAAAGGAACTGGAGAAGGAAATTGCCCGCTGTAACAATATCCAGATGGCACGTAAGATTCAACTTAACTCAGCTTATGGTGCTATTGGCAATCAGTATTTTCGTTATTTTAAACTAGCAAATGCTGAGGCAATTACTCTTTCGGGTCAGGTGTCTATTCAATGGATTATGAATTCTATGAATTCTTATCTAAACAAGATTCTTAAGACAGAGGACGTTGATTATGTTATTGCTTCTGATACTGATTCTCTTTACGTTAATATGGGTCCTTTGGTTGAAACTGTATTCAAAGGAAGAGAGAAAACTACTGAAGGCATTGTTTCGTTCCTTGATAAGGTCTGTCAAATGGAACTTGA